TAACTGCATATTTGCTTCATCTGCATTTGCAGGTGTTGATTGTAGCACCATTCCTAATGTTGCGGCAGGTAAATTAGCCATAATATTTAATCCTTTTATAGCTAAAGGAGTGAGGTTTTTAATATTTACTCCTAGTGTTTTTAATATATCAATTTTTAATTTATTTGTGTCAGCTCTATCAAGTAAACCTAATCTACTTTGACTAGTAACATTTGTGGTTGGTTGATTTGATTTATCAAATAATTCCATTGATTTTAAAAAAATTTCTTTTGGAACTTTTGTTGATTTAATTATAGCAGGAAATTTATCTGCAGCCTCTTTTGCATATTCGAGATTATCTGTTACAAATCTACCAACTGTTCCTGCTGCTTTTTTAAAAGGATTATAATTTAAATTCTCTCCTCTATAAATTTCTATTAAATCTTTTATACCAGCCATTATCTTCTCCCATCTGGTTGATAATCAATTCTAAATGTACCTAATTTCCAAAATTGACCCGTGCTTGTGTTATCTATTTTTAATGATATCGATCTAGCTCTTGCTCTTGTATCTATTTTTTGTGTGCCACTAGCAATTGTAAATGGCCCTAATGTAGAACTAGCTGCAGTGTCGTTTGGAAAGTCTCTTAAGTTTAACGTAATTCTTGCATCACCTGTTTGTGTTAAAAAATCTGGTATAACTCTTCTTATTTTCATCATAAACTCTCCATCACCGCTTAATCCTTGTGCACCAATATCAAAATCTCCAGATTCAATTGATGCTGTAATTGCAGTTGTTGCACCTTCCTTAACTTGGTTTAGCCCTGTTTCATGTTCATAGTAAGTTGATGTGCCATCACTGTTACCAAAAACATAATTAACATCTGTTGTAGCGGTTGTACCATCTTCATCATATTCTGTTGCATGCGGTTTACCAAATACAGCAGAATCTTGCCACGCGGTTCTTGCTAATGTGCCAACAGTCCACACAGGTCTTTGCGGTGTGGAGTCTAAGTAATTATAAGCAACCATTCTATTAACAACTCCAGAACCTGAGTTTGGATAGAACCACATAACTTCACCAAACAAATTATTTAGTCCTGCATTAATATGTTGCTTTGGAATTGTATTAATATCGTCAAAAACGTGGTCTTCAACTAAACACGGTAATGATTCTAGTCTACCAGAATATCTAAAAAAACCATTTTCTGACATCCAGTAAGCTGTACCGTCTACTTCAACAGCAGCATTCTGTCCTATCAACCCACAGTTAGTACCAACTTGTTGAAATGAAAAAGTAAAAGGTGGACCGACAAATCTCATAGTAAATAAAGCTGTATCTGTCCAAACATATATTGCATCCCTACCTCTGATTGCTCCCATAATTTTAGATCCATCTGCAAGTCTTTGTGTACCTGCAGTATTAGTTGCTGAAGGCGCGTACGTGTTAATATCTTCTTGTGACGAGAATCTAACAAACATAGGATCTTGTGTAGATTTTGTTCCAATAGTTGTTTCTGTTCCAAAAAATATTAAGTGTCTATCTGGTGTAGATACTAAACTAAACTCTGATGCGGTTGGGGCATTAGATATAATGGTTGCTCTAGTTTGATTAGCTGCAGTTGGGTTTGAATTCCATTCAAAACTTTCACCACCTGTTATAGTTGCAATAAGTTTGTTACCAAAATTATCTAGTGACCAAATACCAGGTGCTGTTATAACGTCACCTGAAGCTGCTGAGTTCCATGCAAAAAATTCAGATGCATCAGTTACCGTGTCACCAGATGAATGTGAGGCAGCAGTGGTTCCTGAAGCTCCTCTTGTTAAACCTGTTAAAGTATTTCCGCTATTACCTGTATAAGTAATTAATTCATTGTCTATTAAAACTGTACCAGAAGATGGAAAAGATGTTGAACTTGCCATACTTAATGTTGTAACCGATGTATTAATTGATGATGATAAAGTAGATGTAAACTGTCCTTGTTTTGAACCACCCCATGAACCAAGTCCCCAACCTGTAGAGGCTACCTCTACGGCTGGTCCGACCGGATAATAATGTTTGACACGAATACCACCAGATGTTGAGGCACCTGATCCTGATTCGTTTGAGCCAACATTAATGGTTAACGTTGTAGTTGATGGTACAGTCGTTACCATAAATTTATTATCATTAAAATTACTTGCTGCAAAATTAGAGTTAGTTGCAGAACTAAAATTATCTAATAATATAATATCAAATTTATTTATATTATGAGCTGATGAAAAAGTTAAAGTTACAACTGCTGAACCATTAGTTGTAGAAAATGCACTTGTTAAAGTTGTTGTTGCTTTAATAGGATGAATATCATAAAATATACCGCCCGAATAAGCGTATAAAATTCTATTTGTACCAAGCACAGCATATTTAATTCCTGATGTATTTACAAAATGGTGAATAGCAGTGTTTCGACCTGTAATGTCAACTGATCCTAACTGTGCCCAACCACCTATTTTTTCAGGAGAACCATATCTAAATCTAACATTATCGCCATTAACCCATTGGCTCTCGCCGCCCGTTGATGTGACTTGTTTATTAAATCCTGGTGCAAATTTTACTTTTTGTAACATAAAAAAACCTATAATATTCAGGCAGGAGATGGTGTGGTGGAATCTCCCGCCAGAATATTATTCTACTATATTATTTAGGTAATTTAAAGCCTTTATACCATGCAGGCAAGCCTAAAAATGGTCTTTTATCAAACTCATTTTCCTTAGCTGTTTTAGAGTTAGCTTTGTTATAATGTAGAAATACTTGCGCGCAATCTTTACCTTTAAATTCTTCTCGCCAATGTTCTAACTCGCAACCAGAATATATAAGCATGTCCCCTGGCTGTAGTACAACTTTAACCCCAGCCTGACCTTTTTTACCTGTAGGATCTAAATAAATCGGCCATGGGTCACCACCTAAATTTAATGTAGTAGATATTTCACAAGAATATCTATCCTTGTGTCTAGCTAATATGTCTCCTTTTTTATATATTCTAGCGTAAGAATATGTAGGAGATAGTTTTAATCCTGTATGTTTTTCCATAACAGGTTTTACTTTTTGTAGTAAAGTTTCCATAACTACATCTGAGTAATGAGAGTAGGTATTTGGAACTTGCTCATCATTCCATACTCCCCAGTATTCTGTAAAAGGAGATATATACCTTTGATCAAATAAAAATCTAGCAACTTTTCTTTTGTTTAAAAAATAAGCAAAACAAAAATCTGCCATTTCTTTTGATATAACATTTTTTAATACACTGTATTTATTTTTTTTAAAACTCATTCGTAATACTCTAACCATCCGTTAATCATATATTTAGCATCTTTTAAAGGAGGATTACCTCTATGAAAATGAGTCCAAGAAGCAGGGGCTAAAACCATTCTACCTGTTTTTGGTTTTACTCTTTCATGTTGGTATAAAAATTCTGTTTCTCCACCTTCTTCACAATCGTTTAAATACATAAAAACTAAAATCATTCTTCGTGAATCTTTTAAATTACTATTTTCACAATGCCACACATGATAACCTTCGCCAGGTAAAGTTCTCTGTATTTTTATATCATTATTAATATCATATCTACCAACACCGTCTATTAATACTGGATATTCTTTTTTGTATTTTTCTAAAGTTTTTGAAAGAGCCTCTACAAAACTTTTTAAAATTATTCCATTAGCAGATATAATTATAGAGTTGTCTTTATTCCAATTGTTAATAAAATATATTTTATTGTCTCGTTTTAAAGAGGAACTATATTCATCTTCTAGTCGATGAACTGTTTCTACATTTTCAAAATGTTCAATAACTTTTTTACAATAATCTACAGAAACTACGTCATCATATATTCCTATAAAATTTTTATTTTTTTGGAACGCCAATTCTTTTAATAACATTTTTTCCTTTCAGTTGCATTTTAGATTTTATAAAATTATCTATAAAATTTGGTTTGGTTTTTAATGGAGAAGACTCTAATAAAGTTTTAATAACTGCTTTTTTCATATCTTTATTTTGCATTTAAAACACCATTCGGTATAGCTTGACAATTCCAATGTATAAATCTAAATGGTTCATATCCTATATCTACCATATATTGATGTGGCATGTAAGATGGAAAAAACATTAATCTACCTGGTTGTACTTTATAATTTATTTGAGATGTGGCATAAGTAATTTTTGTTTTATCTTTTTCTGGTAAAAGGTTCATAACATTACCTGGTCTTGGATCTTCAAATAATGGCATAGATGTTTTTTCACTAGCTTTTAAAAAATAAAAACCAGACATGTGACCATTCCAATGAGTGTGTAATGTGTGGTGTCCCCCACCTTGTTTTGCAAATTCTTGTACCCACATTTCTGTAATAAATACAGTGTAATTAGTTAAATCAAAACCCATTTCAATTAATAAATTGTTAGATGTTGCACCTACATAGGTTTGTAATTCTTTAAATTTAGGATCATTAATTAAAGATGTCGAATGAAAAACGTGACCCATATCTCCTTTATTACCAAATTTTTTATTACGTTTATATATATCTGGTTTTAATCTTTTTTGTGCTTCTTTTATATATTTATCAGATGCTTTATTTAACTTTTTAACAAACTTAGGTTCATCCGCCCACCATATGGGAGATGAAAAATATTGTTCTAAATTTAATTTTTTTGGAAAATTCATTTATAAGGCCATCCTAAATTCCATATTACTAAACTATGTCTTGTTCCTTTTTTAACTGGACATACTCTATGCCAAACAAAACCAGGAAATACTACTAAAGATCCTTTAGGTAATATTTCTGTACACTTTCTAATGTTGGGTTTTTTATCAGGATCTTGATTTCTAAAATCAAATTCTAATTCACCACCTTTATAATCTTTTGGATCTGATAAAGTAACTGTAACAGATAGTTTCCTTATTTTACCGTTTGATGGATCATTACCTTCTCGCATATAAGGTTGATCCCAACCATCACAATGCCAATCATAAAATTGACCTTTAGTATATTTTGTAAATTGACAATTTTCAGAATAATCCCATTGAAAATTCCATCCAGCATTTGCATTTGCTTGGTGCACATAAGGTTGTATTTCTTTATAAATCCAACGATCATTCATCCAAACAATGTCAGAATTTCTTTTCTTTTTTAAATCTTTAACTTGTTTTTGATTTAATTTTTGATTACCAAAACCACCCGTCACTGCCATTTGATCCTGTAATTGTTTTCCATAACGAACAATATCATCACATATACGTGAAGGTATTGCTGATTTAAAAAACCAATAATAATTTGTTAATTGCATATTCTTTCTTTTACCACAATAAAAATAATATACTTATTTATACTAAAAAGTCCAGAGGTTTGCTCTTTTTTGTTTATAATGTGTTTTTAAATTCCACATTCCAGGAGCTTTGTTTAATTGTTTTACAATAACAATTCCTGATCCACCTGTGGCTCCACCAGAATGACCAACGCCTGATCCACCTCCGCCACCGCCTGTGTTGGCAGTTCCATTTGTACCAGCTCCACATTTAGCACTAGCACCACCTCCACCAGCACCGCCAGGTCTATTTCCAGAGTTACCCATTCCTCCTCCACCACCAGCGTAACTTACATCTGAACCTGTTATTGTTGAAGGAGCTCCAGCTCCACCAACACCTCCTATACCATTAGGCCCACAACCATCAGCACCAGCAGCACTAGCACCGCCACCGCCGCCTGTATTATCCGCACCTCCACCAGCGTCAGGTTGACTATCTCCACCTGGATTTCCTTGAGAAGGACTTACAGGAGGAGTATTACCTGAACCTCCACAATTACCAGCTAAAGAAGAACCTCCACCTGATCCACCATTAACTCCATCGGCTGCATCATTCCATGTTCCACCACCTCCTCCACCATTACTAGTGAAAGAGCATATAGTTGGTGCACCTGTTAAACTACTATTTGTACCTGTACCACCTGCACCACCAGCGTGATAACTACCTGAAGATGCTGCACCACCACCGCCTACGACAGCAGTAAGAGTAATGCTTCCAGAAACAGAGACACTTGATCCACTTCTAAAACCTCCTGCGCCACCGCCGCCACCATAACCGCCGCCACCGCCACCACCACCAGCAACTACTATGTAGTCAACAAGTCTAGTTCCTGATTCTAATGTTACGTTACCGTTTGCTGTAAAAGAAGTAACAGTGTCCCCACCTGCAGATATTGAAGGTATAAGACTTGTTCCTATTAATCCGCCGTTAGTTCTGGCCATTTAAGTCTCCTATGCGGACACCCAAGCTGAACCATTCCAATTGTAAACTGTTTTTGGATCTGAAGTGTCGTTTGATTTAGTGGCTTCCCAACCTGTATTATTATCAGCTTGATACTTAGTTTCATTCCATGAAATTTTGTAAAAAAAACCAGATCCAGATGTAGTTGATGGGTAAGTTATAGGTGCTTGCCAATCGTCACTACCATCTAAAGACCAAGATTTATAAGGTTGTCGTGCTATAAATTTATTTTTAGATGCATCATATCTCATTCCAATACCTGCATATTGCTTTCTAAAATTATTATTATAAGAAGTTTGTTTCCATGTTCCACCTTTAAAAAAGTTTATACACCATGTTTCACCATCAACATGTTCATCTGAAGGTACACAATCGTTTCCAACCACTACTACTCTTTTTACAACTAAATGTGTATCAGATGTAAAACCTGTTGGATCGGTTTTTGATTCTAATTCTGCAAAATGTGCCATATTGTTTTCTCCTTAAAAGTTAATTTATATTATTTAAAGACTATAAAGTCAATGTTCCTGATCCTGTAAATTTAACCACTGTACAGCTTCCTGTAGTAGAAACACAAGAAACAGGGCTAGGTGCTGCTGCAAAACATGCGGGTTTACACGCTGTTGCTATTCTTAATATTACAATTCCTGAACCACCTGTACCTCCAGTCTGAGTTCCACAAGAACCCCCACCGCCACCACCACCAGTGTTAACAGTTCCATTTGTTCCAGTTCCTGTAGGATTATTAGGCGAGTTAGATGTTGCTCCACCACCTGCACCACCGCCACCAGAGCCTCCAGAGTTTCCTGTATGACTACATTGGCCACCACCTCCACCACCTCCAGCGAGTGTAACAGGAGATCCTGTAATACTATTTGCAACTCCAGCTCCACCTGCTCCTATGATAGGGCTTCCTGATCCACCTTCTCCTCCAACAGCTCCAGCACCTCCACCACCACCAGAACCATTACATCCACTTTGTCTACCTCTCCCACCATTGTTTCCTTGTGATGGACTAGTAGGTTGAACATTACCTGATGGTGCACCATAAGCAGCAGAATCATTAGCATTTCCACCTCCAGATCCTCCTGGATTACCTTGTAGGTTAGCGGCTGGTGACGGTGTAGATCCACCACCTCCACCACCATTTGTAAATATAGCTCCAACAGATGAATCTGTTCCACAATTTCCTTCATTATTTGAAGTACCACCAGCTCCACCACCACCAACTGTGATAGCGTTTGGTCCTGGACTTAAAACTAATTTTGTTCCACCTGGAAAAGATGTTCTGTGACCACCAGCTCCACCACCACCACCGTAGTTAGATCCACCACCTCCACCACCAGCGACTATTCTGTAATCAAATGCTACACCACATGCTATATCTTTTACGTTTAATGTTGCAGATGCTGTAAATTTTGCAATATATGTTGTCCCATTGGGAGAAGTTACGGGTGCATTTGGAATACTAGAAGTATCTAAATAAGAATTACCACAATCTGCTAAACTTGCTATAACTATACCTGAACCACCTGCTCCGCCTGCTCCAATTGTTCCAGGAGGAACTGTTGCTCCACCACCACCTCCGCCACCGCCAGTGTTTGCACTTCCTGCAGTTGCTGCATTGGTAGGAGTGTTTGCATTTCCTCCAGGTCCACCTCCACCTGCTCCACCTGATCCAGCTGTTCCTCCACTACCAGCAGTAACTCCACCTCCTCCACCACCAGCGTATGTTGTAGCACATGCTAAATTTAAAATATTGTTTGGTGCGCCTGCTCCACCTGCTCCTCCAGTAGTAGAGCCTGGAGCATTAGATCCAACTGCGGTTGCTCCACCACCTCCACCACCACCTGCTGGAAATCCTGGACCAGAACTAGTTCCACCATCATTTCCTTGTGGAGGACTTGTAGGAGGAGTATTTCCTAAACCTATTGGGTGATTATTATAACTTGCTCCACCACCCGATCCTCCATCTACTCCACATTCTTTAGGTGTTGCAGCATTTGCTTTACCACCACCAGTTGATGTTATACATCCAAATACTGAATCACTTCCTTTTGCGTTAGTAGGACTTCCTGGACTTGCTTTTCCTGATCCACCAGCTCCAACTGTAATTGAATAACTTCCTAAACCTAAACTTAATGCTGAACCTTGTAATGGACTTGGGCCATATCCTGATGCTCTATAACCTCCAGCACCAGCTCCAGCAGCATTTGCTTCATCTTCTCCACCTGTTCCACCACCGCCACCACCAGCGACCACTAAATAATCTATTGTTGCTCGTCTTGTTACCCAATTATCATCTTTTACAAAATCGTATACTGTATTTATATCCCATACTCCTGATGCACTTTTTGGAATTGTAACCGCCGGTTCACTTATAATTACAATACCTGATCCACCTGTTCCTCCAGTTTGAGATGGAGTGTTATAACCACCCCCTCCGGCACCACCACCGGTATTTGCAGTACCTGAACCTGCGTTATTTGCTCTAGAACCACCTTGTCCTCCACCACCTGATCCACCAGAAACTCCTGATCCTGGAGATTCAGAACCACCACCGCCACCACCAGCGTAAGTTACACAAGATCCTGTAATTGTATTTGCTACACCAGCGCCACCAGTTCCAGCAGTTGAACCTGGAGCATTACTACCAACAGCGCTAGCTCCACCGCCACCACCAGCACCATAACTTGGATGACCAGTACCACCATTATTACCTTGAGAAGGACTTACTGGAGGAGTATTTCCTGCTCCAGCTACCGAACATGGTCCACCAGCACCACCTCCACCAGACCCACCAGCATTAGTTGGTTCTGTTGAAGTGCCATAAGTTCCACCTCCACCACCTGCTCCTGTTATTGTTGAAAAAACTGAATTACTTCCTTGAAATCCATCTCCACCGTTATTACCAGTTCCAGTTGAACCAGCACCACCTCCACCGACTGTAATTGTATAAGGAGTGCCTGATGTTACAGGAACTGCTGATGCTTGTGTTGGACTTGGTGTAAAACATCCTGATGCTCTATAACCACCTGCTCCTCCACCACCATTTCCACGATAAGCTCCACCACCTCCGCCACCAACAACTAAAAAATCAGCTTCAGAAGTCGCTTGTGCAGTGAAAGTGCCTGATGATGTAAATGTAGTTTTTTTTGCAGAAATACATTGCTGTGCTTGTACTGTATTTACAGGTCCAATTATTCCGCCATTACCAGCCATAATTTAAACCTCCTACGCGTCGTCTA